GTGGACAAAATATTGGATCTTATTTTTCTTTAGATCATTGGGCGCATAGTTTCTCCGTATGGAGAGAACTAATCGGCTGCCTTCTTCTACAGTTACAATGTAGGGCAATTTTATTCCTGTTGGTTCATTACTAGCATCAACCTCTTCAAAACCTTCTAAATCTAAATTAACATGACACTCTAACAAAGTGTACACATTTTCTTGCTTACCAACTTTTTTAGTTCCATCTAATTCTTTTTCTTTTTTCTCAACAGAGTTTTGTTCCACGTTTCCTGGAGGTGCTAAATCTACATCTCTATAAAAACCGTTTACCTGTTGTTTACGTAATTCATTTTCTGATATTTTAATTACGTGTATTATTGATTCCGCGTCATCCAAACTTGTTGCCGTATAGGGCACCACTAATTCATCTGCTGGTACAAACTTTGATACAACTCTACCCATTGGCACATCGTAATAAACTTTTTTAAATGTAGAACCTGCAAGTGGTAAATGAAATAACATAGAATCAAACTCTGCTTCGTACTCTTTCATTTCATCCATGATTAAATAGTTCATGTAATCTTTTACACGCGTTGCCTGTTGTTCTGTTTGTGGGTTCTTAATACCTATTACTTGTGTTCTAACTGGACCATCAGCTGGTAATAATTCTTTATACGCTTGTGCTTGAAATTGTGTAACAGCTTCTGCTAACACTGGGTGTGTTGCACCTGATGCACCTTGAAAAGGTTCTGTTCTATTTTCATATTTAAATCCTAAAAGATCTAAACCTGTTTTGTAAGACTCTTCCCAATCTTTTCTAGATGCTTTATAATCCATGTAATTTTGAACCATATCACTACCGATAGGTTCTAGTACATCATCAGGTAAAAGTTCTGCTAAGTTATCGAAATGATTTTCAGTTCCAGGTATGTTTACTGCACCTGGTTCGTAGTCTAACGTTACACCACCATCTTCCTCTGGTATAACTTCTATTGGTCCTTTTGGATCTTGACCTTCTTGTTCCTGAACAGCTACTTCTTGTAATTCCGCATCTGACGGAATCTCTTCTTTGTTTCTAGTGTTCGGGAGTCCTTTGTCTATTTCTGCCATTTAATACTCCTACGCTTTCTTAACACGTTTTAATAGACCTGACAAGCCTTGTGAGTCAGGGTTTAATGTTTCTGTTTGTGGGCCTTCATCTATACCAGCTAATTTAGCAATGCCACCACCAGCTAAACCAAAAGGCCTCATTGGTGTAAATGAAGTTGAATCAGGGTTTTCATACGATTCGATTGCAAACTTAGAGGCTGGATTAATACTAGATTTTAAATCTAATAAATCTGCTTGTCTGCTCTTTTCAAATTTAGGAAATAATTTACCCATAAATACTGGACCCGATGATTCTAATTTTTGTATGTCTGTTGCTTTTATTGCATCTGCTAAATCTTTTTGATTTTGTTCAAAGGCTCCTGAAGCTATATCTGCTAGTATAGTATCTTCTTTACTAAGCCCAACAGGTGGTTTACTTCTGTAACCTATAAGTATATTTTCTAATTCTTTTTTAGCATCTTTTAATTCTTGCTCTCGTCTTATAGCCTCATCTGTTTGAAGCATTTCATCATCGGGACCAACAAACTGATTTTTTGGTTGAGCTCTTTCTGCTGTAACTAACTTATCTAAATCAGTAATTTTCATTTGTTGTTTTAAAATACTATTTAGTTGATTACTTTGATCAAAAACTTTTGCTATATTTAAAAGTTTATCATCTGTCATACCTTTAATTAAAAAATTACCTTGCTCATCTTTTCTACCAAATCTTTTGAACAGCTCTTTGTCTGAATCTATTTTTGTTTTTTCTCCTAACGCATAATTAAGTAAACTATCACCTATAGTTTCTTTAAAAGTTTTACCTGTCGTTAGCATATCATAACCAACAATACCTGCCTCAGCCGCAGCGGTAAAGGCTATCGCAGCAGGACCAAACAGACCGCTTAATGTAAAGGCACTACCAAGTGATCTACCCGCTCTTAAAATTTGTCTTGCAAGAATTCCTTCTTGATCACTAAGTTTTACACCTGTTTTAATTACTTTCTCTAATCTATTTCTACCACTTATTGCACACTCCGAAAGACTTGCAGGTCCAGTCGCATAATTTATTCTACCGCCATCTTTTTTGCCAAAACTCGCTCTACATTTAGGATTAGCGGAAAAAGATGCTAATTTTAATTCCATGTCATTTAAAAGTTGTTTATCAAACTTTGCTGCTTCTTTAAACATACCTTTAGGAATTGTCGCCCCCGCGTCTTTTCCAGCTCTAATGGCTTTTGTTAAATCTAAACCTTTACCAAAAACTCTATCTCTTTTAACCATGGACGGAGCAGATTGTACATCTAATTCTGATATACCTTCTTTAAAAATATTAAATGCTTTTTTTCTATCAGTTAAAGGTGTTTTAGACTTTTTAGATTTTTCCCATGCTCTTTCAAAATCAGATCTTATTTTATATTCTTTTGTGTTATCATCATAAAAAGCTAAACTTACTTTAAAAGGATTATTGTTTCTTCCAAAATCATGTTGAATGGTAAACGCATTTGCAGGGTTTCCAGGGTTGTAATTAGGAATTAACGCTTCATTAAGAACATTTCTTAAACCCTTATCGTTAATAAATTGTTTTTGTTTGTAGGGTTTTATTACTTCTTCAAAATTTCTTATATCAAAAGAATTAGCATTTTTATTAATAAAATTTTCTATTGTATTAAAAGTAAAAGTTTTACCGGTTATATTGTCTTTAATTTTTATTTTATCGCTGTAGTAATCGCTCTTCTTCATAGATTTTGTGTAACCAGATTTAATAGAAAATCTACTGTCTTCTTTTGCAGTTTTAACTGTGTCTTTCCAAAGCATTTCTTTAGCTGAATTAGCAGGAGGATCTAAACCTTCTTTTAAATATTTTTTTGCTTTTTGTTTTCTACTTTGTTCTTTTAATAAAGCTCTACCCTCTTCTGTAGATAATAATCTTTGTCTTCTTTTGTTTGCACGTTCAATTGCTTCCTCTCTAAGACGGTCATCTAATTTAGGATCTTCTGCTCTTTTTTTTAATATATTTTCTCTGCTTCTTTTCGCTATAACTTTTTCTCTTATTCCTTCAGAACTTAGACCTTTTGTATTTATTTTAAGTCTTTTAGCCTCTTTTATAATTTCCTTATCTGTTAATCTAGGTTGTGTTACAGAAGCACTTTTAATATCTAATCTTTTTCTTCTAATATTAATAGATTTTGCAGTGTGCTCTCCGGATTTAGTTTCAGCTTTTAATCCTTTATCATTTAAATATTTAGCAAACTCTTTGTCTTCTCCTGTTATAAATGCATCACTCTTTTGATAATTTTTATATTCTTTTGCAAAATTTTCGTTAGTTATAAACCCTGCTTTTCTTAATATTTTAAAATTTTTCTTTTTAAATTTTTCCTCTTTTAAAACTTTATCTATCGCCCCTCTGTCAATTTCTAACTCTTTAGCTATATCTAAAACAACTACGTCAGAATTTTTAGGTAATTTTTTTAAATACTCTCTAGCTTTTATTTGATTAACTGGTTCACGATACCCCTGCCTCGTGCCACCAAAACCTGGTTGCACTAACATACCACCATCTGCTTTACTAAACCTTTCACTTGCATCTTGAAACATTTCTCTGTCTAATGCTTTTTGTGGTCTATCGATTTGATCTGCTGTTGTAACTTCGCCTTCGTCAAAGAGTTCCATAAGCTCTATGATTTTAAAATTTTTCATTACTCTCCTAACATGTAAGCAACACCACCGCCGGCTCTTTTAATTTTTTGTTTAACAGGAATATCTGATGCTTCTTCTATAATTTCTTTTTTAATATTTTCTTGAATGATGTCACCATCTGCCATACCACCATCCATATCAAAGGTTACTTGATATTCATCATACTCGGCACCCTCTTTTAAAATTGTTTCTGTGTCTGGATCAACATCTTTTCTAGGTGCTTTGTAATTCATGACACTTTTATCTTCTATAACATCAAAAGTTTTTTCACCAGAACTTCCAATTCCAGTTTTATCTTTTGTAATTTGCATATCACCTGTTCCAATATCTTCGGTCAATGTATACTCATCACCATTCTTACCTACATAATTATATTCATTTACTCTCTCTTGAGGTTTTACTTTTGACTCTTTACCAAGAAGTTTAATTTTATTTGCAAGGTCGAAAAAATATTGTGGTGGTGCGTTAGCTACATCTTTAGCAGATTCTTTTACAACTTGTTTAGTTACTTCTTTTCCACCTGTTCCAATTAA